CCATCGTTTGATGTGTCAAAGAAGCCAAGACCGCGGATATCTGCCGCGGTTTGATCCGCTGTTGCACCAGACTCAATACCATCAAGTTTTGTGCCATCAGTAGCAAGATCTCGTCCATCGACAGTACCGCCAACAGAAACATTACCGGAACCATCGACGGTTAGTAGGCTAGTGTCACTGGCATTAATAACGTAAAAAGTACCGTCGTTTTCAAACCCAACGGAGCCTTTTAAAACGTCATCGACAAAAAACCCAATGTAGTTTCCCAGACCGTTCGCTGGAGTACCTGTGGTGCTTGTATTAAGTTTCAGTGCGCCGTAATTACCTGTTGTGTTCGACCCTGCATCTCGTGTCACGAGAAGAGGAGGATATGTAGCAGAACTTACACTAACCTGACCTGTGAATGTAGAACCAGACAAGGTAGCAAACGCAGAAGCATGATTGCCGTCCAGTAAGTCAGCGTCCAGTCCTGAACCAGACCCATCGTTTGATGTGTCAAAGAAACCAAGACCACGGATGTCTGCGGCGGTTTGATCCGCGGTGGCGTTGGCTTCGATGTTGTTTAGCTTTGTAAGCAACGTGTCGGTAAACGCGTTCGTATTATTATTGCTTTCGTAAGCCGTTTTTATTTCTGCGGCTGTTTGGTCCGCAGTTGCACCAGACTCAATGCCATCAAGCTTCGTGCCATCTGTAGCAACATCTCGGCCATCGACAGTACCGCCAACAGTAATATTACCTGTAACGGACAGTGCTCCAGAAAGCGTACCGTCTACGCCTTCAATATCATCAACAACTAGCGTGCCTGCACTGTAAGAAGCGTCACCTGTATTAATTGTGCCAGTGGGCTCTGGGTCATACTCATCGACAAGTTTGAACTTTGAGTCGGTTACGTCAAAAAACATACCAACGTGCGTGTACCCGACACCGGTTCCGCCAGTGTTGCGGTTAGACCAGATGCCGGTATCGACATCTAGCGGTGCGGCAGTTCCAGACCATACGTCATTTAGGGTGTGACCTGTGGTTGCGCCAAAATCAATTTTAATGCCGTTGTCTAGCGTCTGCTCACCACCAGTAATAGAAACGCCGGTAGCTTCAGTAGTGCTGAAGTTGTCCTTAGACCAAGAGAAGGTGTCTGGCGTACCTGTCGCATCAATCTTGACGTAGTACGTTGTAGAAGCTGTGCCACTGAAATGACCCGCAAAATAGGCGTCATCAAGACCACTGCCGGTAAACGTAGTGTTGGCTTCACCAATCGTGTCGCCAGAGTTTAAGTACAGGAACGGTGCGCCAGTCTCTACGTTCGTTGATGATGCAACAGTCTGTGATCCGACAACAGTCAGGTCACCATCAATAATCATGTCCCCGCCAATGTGCGTATCTGTACGAACACGGAAGGAGTTCACCGAGTGATTCTGTTGATTGACTAAAAGAACGCCGTTAGAAGCGTCACTATTAACGACCCAACCCAAACACATTGGGTAGTTGGGATACGTTGGCGAAGCGTTTTGAACTGCCCCAGCAGTTAAACCGACAAAAAAGTTTTGTCCTGCCGTCAGACCAGACGTATCGATGTTCTCAACAAGACCCGCAGTAATTAAATAGCCGTAGCTGTTGTTTTCGATGTCATGCCCAGCAAGTCCTTGGGCATTATACTTGTTGACATCAGTCGCATCCGCCTTGCCAACAGTTGGGTAACCGTTAAAGTTACCGCTAAAATACATTGGCTCACCTTTATTAATGGTGACACCACTGTTGTTGTAGACCTTCTGATGCTCCTCCATCCCAACTTCATGAACAATCTCCGAGTCATCCCCGTAATAGTTCAATGTGTTATGAATGGTGTCATACCATAGCAGGCCCTGCGAATATGTCGGATGACTGCTTTGATTAACAAGTTGAATCTTGTCAACAGTGACCGTGTCTGAGCCGCTGTCTTTATACACGGCCTTATCAGCGGGCTGTGTGACAAAGACAAACTTAGTACCAGCTTGTAAATTGACTTTTGCATCAGAATTGCTGGACGTAAAAACGGTGTCCCTGGACAAAGTGTCAGGGGTTCCGCTAGTTACCGTGCCAAGACCAACCTCATACTCTCCATTATCATCATCGATAATAGCGTAGTAGGTTGTGTTGCCCGACCCAACGCCAGAAACAAAGGTTTGAAAACCAGTTTCTGCGCCAGCAAGTGAAACTGTACCAGTACCAGTAGTAGTGGTCGTTTCTTTTACGCGATCCGCGACTGCAAAAGCCATTGAAGGTCCTTATGCGATGCGGATAATTGCGTTACTCGCGTCCGCTGTTGGGAACTGGATTGTAAAATCGCCGTTTGTTGACGTTTTGTCCGCGCCAAAGTCCAATACAATTACTGCATCAGTGGTGCTAGTACCGCCATCTGTTGTGGTGTTGTAGATCAATGCACCACGCGCTGTAATTGTCAAAGAACTAAAGGTTAGATCATTAAAGTCAGTAAACGCTGTAGTCCCGCTAGTGGTTGGATCAACCGCTGTTAAGGCACTTCCTCCTGCGTTATACGTTCCGGCAGAAGCAGAAGCTTCGTTAGTCGCCGCATAATCAGTGGTCGAAGCGTCAAGAGTTGCTGACGATGTGAACAACGCCAAGTTGAAAGTATGACCTCCACTAGCGTTAAAATCGTGCTTTCCTTCAAGAAGCTCTTTCTTGAAGGAGGTACACATGTAGTTTCCAGAAAAAGCCATCTTAAAGTCTCCTTATGGCGTCTGCTAATTTAGGATGCCCAGCATCCACCAGTGCATTATATACCGTTGTTCGATCAGCCCGAACAGCTTCCTTAAAATACTGTTCTACGAGTTTAGCAATACTTTCTTTGTATGCATACGCTTGTTGCCTGAGAACAGGGTCCGCAGTGTCTGAGACACTGATGATTTTGTCGGCGCACCGTTGAGCAACCTCTTCAGGGGTAAACCCTCGGCCTTCGGTTGTATGCACCGTCACTAATTGTTCGTGTCTTGGAACATCCATACTAACTGTAAACATTATGTTCTCGCCCTCATTACTGATCCTGAACGGTATTTATCGGTATTTTCAATGCCTTCGGCAAAGTTCTTCAGTCTAGATAATGCCTGAACGTATTGCTGTTGATACGCTTGTACAACATCAGGCTCACCTTTCATGAAAATGTAGGCTTCAATTAAAGAGCCATACAACAAGGCTTGCGGTACATTTGTGCTCAACCATGTAGTTTCATCATCTCCGCCTGTTGTCAGACTGGCCGGACGGTAGTAGTAGTGAAGCTCCACGTTGTAGGAGGAATCGGGGGTTGGACCAACAATTAAGTTGTCTACGTCGTAGTACCCGTAATAAACCGGTGGCGCTTGATCCGACGGGTCAGGGGCATACTCTTCAACAAAGTTAGCGTCTTTCTGAAGCAGGTACTTACGGTCCCCGTCCGTAATATATGAAAGCGAAAACACGGACAAAAAGTCCGAAGGAAGAGCTAGGTACTTATTTCCTTGAGTCAACGCCCCGCCCACATTCTTTTTAAACAGTTCAAGATCAACTGAATGAAAGATGCTGTCTTCTGCGTTGCGAATGAAGTTTGGAAGATTATTGACGAACGTGGTTTCTTGGTTTTCGCAGTAATCTTGAATCGCTGTTTTTAACTGGGAAAATGTATAGCTCATGAGGTGCTCACCGTTACCTGTCCAACCCTACCAGAAATTTGTGGTCTAGGTGTCGGAAGACCAACTGTATCAGTATATACAAAAACTTTTAATCCTTCAGCCACGTCAGGTCTAGGGTCCCGCAACGCCTGGGGATCCGCCCCAACGTTCGGTGGATCCAGTTGTGGATGCTTTTCTTCGTACTCATCCGGTCCAACTAAAGCTCCGTTCCACTCCTTTCGCATCTCTCTCAGACGATACCGGAACCCAGAACGATCCGATATCCCCCAAGCATATTTACCAGACGCATAACGTGCCACTTTTACAGCCTCATGTATTGGATATTAGGCTGTAGCTTTAAGGATACACGATCCTCGTCTTCATCTGCGGCGCGTTGGAATTCTTCCTCGTAGACAGCCTTCAACAATTGCACACGCTCTGGGGCTTTCTTGATTGACAGGTAATATGCGAGCCCTGATACCATGCAAGGAATAAACCGGTATGGCACGTCAGTTGTGTTCTGAAGCGTGTCAGCATCTTCAATTCGCGTGATGTAGTAGTACACCAATGTATCTGTGCTGTTTTCTGGCGTCGGCCAAAGCGTGATTTCAGGGCTTGATTGACGATTAAAATAGAATTGTGAAGGTCTCCCAGTTGAGGTCTTGTTCGGGATGTCTAGATACTCCCCCCGACTGATCCGACTCAACTCGTAATCCGTACCACTTCGCCGGATAGCCACTTCTAAAATATCGTTCATGGGCGAAGCTAGGCCATTCCCCGAATTGTACGTCGCCGTACCAGAGGTCAGGGTTGTTGTAGCTTGCTTCACTGTCCACAGATTAACTCCTCTGTTTGCCCATTCAGAAAACATAATGTTCATCGAACGACGCGCCGTCCTAGCGTCATACCCCGTGCGAACTTCTAGGCCGCACCGCTCGTACGCTTCTTCGATGATCTCTGCTACATCGAGATCGAAATCGCGTGACCCAGAAGTTGCCATTTACTTTTTCCTCTTCAAGGATTTAACGCGCCTTGGCTTTCCTGCTGGCTGACCAAGTCGCTTCTTCTGTGAAATTCTACTCCGCTTCTCCGCCGCAGTCATTTCTGACGAAGTTTTCGGAGTTTTGCTAGAAACTCTTTTAGTTGGTCGGCAATACGGCGTACCACGCTTTTCACCTTTTCCACGACCGCACGCTTTTCCAGTTCGTACATCTTTCCATTCCTCTTTGAACCAACGCTTAAGTGCCGCGCCTTTTTTCGTCTTGCGGACGGCCATCAGTACTTCTTAGCCTTTTTCTTGGTGCCCCAATTCTTGGCACCAACCTTCCTGCATTTTGCGATTGCACCGGAAGCGTACGCACTAGGAAATACCTTATACCGAGCCTTTACCTTTTTGTAACATGCATCTTTTGGCACTGTGGTCACCTGCTTTGATATGTTTGAACGAGAAATAGCCATTACTTTCCTACAACTAGGAAGAATAATCCCGCGGCTATCCCACCAACTTGAGTCAACGCCAGAATAACAATAGTCCACATCCGACCACTTACCTTCTCCATATCTTTTTCGATATGCGCGAGATGATTCGTCTCCAGACGGTGAAGGATGGCCTCAATAACAGAGACGCGCTTGCTGATGTCTGTAACTTCTTTCTGTAACTCATTCTGGCTCACTTTAACATCTCCAACGCTTGCGGGCCTGTCTTAACCGGCTGTTCGGATCTTTAGCCGCCTTCGGAAACTTTTTCATCTGCCCAGCAGATCGAGCGCAGAAAGACTTACGTCTCTTCGCGTCCTTAGAACCTTTTTTAACTTTGCCGGTCACAGCAGTTTGTAACTTAGACCCAGGATTCTTACGGCGGTAGGCGGCTACGCCTTTTTCGGTCATGCCAGCACCGCTCTTGGTTTTGCGGTAATTACCGCCTTTACCAGTAGTCCTTCGTATTGGTTTTTCTTTCTTTCTAGCCATTACAAGGGTCCTTGTTCGTTAACTAACACGCCTTCAAATGTCGCAGAAACAGCGTTGTTTTGATTCTTATTACAGATCGCACGAACTTCCAAATCATATTTTTCAGGAAGGCGAAGCGGGTACTTAAACGGGAACAGTAGTTCTCCCCCTGTTACATCAACCTTTACCGCCGTTCTGAACACGCCTCCCGGTGCCCTGATCATAAAACGGACCGTCATAAACGCGCCAGAGGTGTCCGTGCCGTGGGATGTTGTGCCATTGTGAAGATATAGAGACTTGCCTACAGGAACAGTGTAAACCGCCATCAAGGTTTGATTCTCGCCCAAAGTAATACGAGCATATGTTGTGCTAGCGTTCGTGATGTTTATCGTGCCAGAAGGCTCTTGAGGTCCTTCAATAAAGGCTCTAAAGACTCGCAAAAAGAAACCAGAGGTTTCCTGCGTACCAGCTTCACCCAGCGTTACTGTTTCTGACAACTCTTCATAGTTTGCATCAAGTCCTTGAATGGTGACTTGAACTCCTTCATCGTTAGAAGAATCTGTGCTTGTTGCTGTCATCTTTACAGCAGATGAAGGATAAGAGTAGGTGCCGCCCGCGTCCCAAATCGTCTCGTTGACGTTAGTGATTAACGGGTTGTATCCATACTTAAATAAGGTGGTGTGCCCAGGGATTTGACCCCTAGACACTTGCACTTCAAAAGGTTCAGTTGTGCCGACTTGCGAAATCGAGCGGAGATCGTAAATCGGCATTCAACTAGCTCCAGAAAAGGTTCGCGGAAGTCCAGTTTGTTTTAGTGGCGACATATATATCCTCACTAAACAGGAGTCCGTCCCCCGGAATGGTTATCTCAGTGAACTGAGAAATTGTTCCGGCAGGGATATCCTGATCAAACAGGGTTGTACCGCCGTTGCCGTCTGTCAAAGTAATCTTCGCCGCGCCTGTTGCCGTTGAATAAACAGTCAAACTACGAAGACGTGCTCTGCCAGAGCCTACAGAACCAACCGATTCCATGTGCTTGAACTTTACGTCAGAACCAGCCATCGTCTACTCCTTATGAAAGAGCAGTAGTAGTGACTTTCACCCATGCAGTGCCGTCGCTAACTACCAGTGCAAACTCATCGTCACCAGCACCGTTATCAGTGATGATGTACAACGCACCTGTGTTATCCGCCGCCGCAGGAAGTGACGCAGTTACTGTAGATGTTAAAGTGATTGATCCTGTTACGTTACCTGTAACGTCACCTGTGACAGCGCCTGTGAAGCCCGCTGTTGAAGTAACTGGACCTGAGAAAGTAGTTGAAGCCATTGTGTTTACCTCTTGCACAAGGATTAGCTTGTTAGTCTGTGCAACGTCAGGTGGAACATCCTGTCTAACAAGCTATGTAAGTTCCAATGATCCTAGTATACATACAAAAAAGAGGGGCGCATAGCGCCCCTAATGGGGTTGTAGTCGGAAGTAACAAGTTGAGTGAGGGAAACTCAACACCTATATAAAACCACAATAAAAAAGGGGGCACAAGGCCCCCTTTTCGCTGTAGCTTAAAAGCTACAACTTACGCACCCTGAGAGGCAAATACAGCGCGTGGATCCGAGAATCCGAAGCTGTAACGCTCACGCGCCTTGAAGCGCATGTTGCCTGTGTCGAAGTCTGCTTCCATGTTAGTTGAAAGCGGCGTGCGCTCGAAGTGGACGAAGCCACGAGGAGCATCTGTCATGACGAAGAACGCATCTGGGTCTGTGAGGAAGTCGTTGACGGCATAGCCCCCAGGCAACATACCCATAGAACGGATAGCGTTAACATCATTGTCTGCTGTACCAACACGGAGGTTGGAAACCATCAGACGCTCTGCAACGAACTGAAGCTGACGTGGAATGATCAACTTAGTGCCGCGAAGCGCAACTTTCAGACCACGCTCGTCAACAAAACCAGCGATGCTGATCAAAGCATCTTCGAGAGATGTTTCGTTCAGGTCAGCCTGAGTTGTTGGAGTGTTGGAGAAAGTGCCACCAGAAGTCAGTGGGTGTGATGCAGACACAAGTGCCACACCGTCACCACCAGCATTCGCGCCAGCAGAGAACGCATTGTTCAATACTGAAGCCGCTTTGACTTGCTTGGTGTGAGCCATTGAACGGGCAAGAGCACGAGTGTAACGAGATGAGAGACGATCATACAGATTGTCTTCAACCGCTTCTTCAGTGATCGAGAATGCCAGAGCAATAGTCTCATGGTTGTAACGAGCAGTGTAAGCTTCCTGCGCGTCGTCATACGATACGCCTGAACCTTCGCCCTTAGTTGGGGCCGCTCCGAAACCAGAAAGCATCACTTCTTCTTCAAACGCACGGTCTGAAGACTCAGTAGTGAAGATTTCTGAGTGCTGATTTTCGTACTTGGCGTACTCCATGCCGAAGAGGGCATTGAGTCCCGGCTCAAGTTCTTTCGCTAGTTGTGCGCGAGAAATAGCCATGATCTAAACCTCTCTTAAGACACTACAGTTTCTACGTCGTTAGACAGTAGAGCGTGATTGTTGAACATCACGACCATGCCAACACCAGCCGCTGTGAAGTCCTGATTCTCAGGGTCATCGTAGATACCTACGATCTTCAACGGAAGTGATGCATCAGTCGCATCCAAAGTAGCAACGTCCATCGCCGCAGATGAGTTACCAGTTGTTGTAGAACCAGAAGTTCCAGAATCAAACTGGGTGTTCTCAAAGATAGCCGCCTTAGCAGTAGCTTCGTTTGTGAACGTAGCATCTGTAGTGATTACGAAACGCTGTACAGGGTTATCATAGACGTAGCCTACGATATCGAAGTTAGTATCTGCGCCAGAACCAGGCCAGTAGTTTGACCATGTCTTCTTGCCAGTTACTGAAGAAACGTACTCACAGCCTGCAAATACACCAATGTGCTTATAAGTGTCACCGGAAGCTGAACCTGTGATAGCAATTGTGCCATCGTTGGTAGCAATGACCGGTGAACCCTGATAAATCGCACTGGCGTCAGACTTGATGAAATACGCATTTGTACCTGTGCTGTTGGGTGCCCCACCAGCAAGGTTGATCGGCTTTAGGCCGAAAGCGCCATTTACATTAGCCATTTAGATCACCTCTAAAAGTTTCCTTAATCGGCGTCACTTTTACGTCCGCCGAAACTTACACGACTTTGCCTATTTTGTGAGATAGGCATTGAAGGATGTTGTTCCTTCATCAGGTCCTGATCAACAGCAGTCATTTGTTCGCGGGTCCGGCCCCCGTAATACTCGTTTCTTTCCTGCGCTGTCTCTACAGGTATGCGGCATAACATCAAACCACCTTGGCCGATGATGCCTGCATGTTTGCCCTCGTTGATGACTGGGTAATCGTATTCTGGATACTCATCAGATCTGACAGGTTCCCATCCTTCCCGTAAACGGGTGTGAACGTTCATCGTGTCATCTTCATTACGAAGAGATGTGCGTATCCAACGATGTACATAGCCCTCTGGGGCAGGTGGTGCATCCAACCGACTTGGTGGAGCCCACGGTTTTCTGCGCTCTTCAGTTGAGCGATTCTTCACTGCGCGTGGTGTGCGTGTATTCGATTCTGTCATAACAGTTCTCCTTAGTCCTTAACGTATTTGGCGTACTCTTCTAGCGGAACGCCAAGCTTGTTGGCGATAGCCACCTGAGAGGGACTAAGCTTGACTGTTCTGCGCCCTGACTTCTTACGGGAAGCTGAAGTGTCAGCAGAGGCGACCTGTCCACTTCTCCCATTTTTTTGACTCGCAAACTTGTGCGGGAACTCCGCACGAATTTGTTTGTCAACCTCATTGTAGTACTCCTCAGAAGTTGGATCAAATCCTTCTTCTTCCACAAGAGTTTTGTGAATAGCAAAAGCGGCGAACGTCATCACCTGATCCTGACCAAACCACTCGTTTTTAGAAGCCCACTCCTCGGCCCTTGGATCGGGCTGTGGTGCAGGTTGCGGTTGTTCAGTTCTCTGTTCCGGGGCGGGAGCAGAAGGCTCTTCTTTTTGAACCGACACCTTTTCTTGTTGTTGCTTCGCTAAACGAAAACGTTCTTGCTCGATAGCAATCTGAGATAGTTTTTGTTGGGCCTCAAACAAAGCATCCGCGTCACCGCGGTCGTGAGCATCCTTGTACGCTTTCTTGTACAAATCTAATTGGTTTTCTAGACGTGCACCGTACTCAGTCAGGTGGGCTTGCTGAGATGTGGTCATTTGTAACTTAAGCTTTTCGTTTTCTTCACGCAGTGTCTGCGCTAATCGAACAGCTTCTTCTCTGTCCCGCTCTTCTTGCCGGTACTTTTCAGTCAGCTTCTTAATTCGCTTTTGAACGTTCTTGCTGTAGTTATCAAGCTCGTTTTCTGATTCGGCGGCAGGCTGTTCAGCGTCTGATGTATCTGCGCTAGCCTCTTGTCTACTCTCTTCTTCAGGAGCATCACCTGAATCGGTGTCTTCCTGTTCAGGCAGATCAACCTCTACCTCTTCAATTTCATTCTTCTCTTCTTCAGACATTTGTCACATCCTCTGGCTCTAATATAGTGGCGATAACTTCGTCATCGTTAATTACTCGAATCTCACCGCCATCAATCTTGAAACGCGAACCGGCGTAGCGGCCAATACACACCCACTCACCTTCCTTACACCAAGGCTCACAATCACCAAACTTGGCTGGGTCTTTGTAAGCAAGTGGGCCAACTTTAAGAACGTAGGCAACTACAGTAGCAAGTTGTTCCCGTTCTCGGATCTGATCTGGGATATATATCCCACCTTCAGTTTGCGCTCGGCCTTGATAAGGCATAACAAGAAGTCGCCAACCTGTTGGTTGAGGTAATCTTTCTTTGAGGGATTTATCGAGTAGCGAGGGATCAAGGACACGTTTGGACTCTTCAACGTAAGCGTCTTCGAGCGATGGGGTGTCCTTGGGCTTTTGCGAAGCGGCTTCTTCCGCATGTAAACTAGCGGCGACGTGCTCCGGTACTAGCAAGGAGGTCTTCGACATCGTCTTCTGTTTTCTCCAGCAGGGTTTTTAACTCTTGAATGGAAAAGGCGATACCCTGTAACTCACCTACCATACTGCGATACTGCTCATAGTTTTGAGCAGTACCGTTTGCCAATTGATCGCACAAGTCATCCTCGCGCTCTCGCAACACTTTATACATTGCTTGGCTGAATTGCACAACATCCATTAAAGAATGTCCTGCTTGTTGTACTCAACATCATCATCCTTGATAGGGCCACCACCCTCCCAAGAATTACAGGTGTTCTCTGCACGGCACACGAACTTGAGTAGCTGGCAGTAGCCAACTCCGTCATCTTCCGTGTCTATGCACTTCTTCATCGATGTGGTCTGGTTGTAGTACTCGCAGTTCCCACAAACCTCGGAAAGATTAAACGCAGTACTGCCTTCTGGGGAACGATACTCCGCCTCTTCGACAGCTATCTTCTTGTTCTCTTCGTTAACTTCAGCGTCTTGAGTAGGAATCGGACAAGAGGACTCTTCGTCCATCTTGTCCACTTTCATCTCACCCATAGAAATGGTTAGAGTGATCATTACTTAACACCAACAAATTTAGTGCCGCGGATGGCAGATCTACCTCCAGCGCATACTCCGCCGCCGGTGGAGTACTTTACTTTACCACCGCATTTGTAGCTGTATGCGTCTTCAGAGGCCGCTGTATCCGCTACCTTTTTCTTTTTCTTATAGGATTCTTTAGCTTTTTTAGCCTCAGCTTTGCGCTTCTGAAATTTCATTTCGTCTTTCAGAGCATCTGTTTCTTCAGTACCTGAAACAGGCTCCATTGGTGCATCTCTATAAGCCATTACTTGGTTCCTTTTTTCATGGACATAATCTTGTCCGCTGATTTTAAGCCAAAACTAGCACTGACCGCGATAAACAGCAAATACTGATACCACTCAGGCAACTGATTCAAGGCGGCAAACCCTTCGTTAACACGCTCAATTATCGACGAATCGTCCATCGCCACGCTGTATGCCACGGCAATCAAAGGCAAACTTAGGATAATCGAGAAAAATTCGTCCTTCCATGAGTTCTTCGTGGCGTCCGCCATCTTGCTTTCCCAGTCCGCATCGTTCTGGATCGCATTGATCTTGCGCTCTTGAATCGCCTTCTTTTCTTCGGCCTTGCCTTTAATAAACTCTTTGCCTAGCTCAAGGGCTGGGCCAAGTAACATATTCAACATTACTTCTTCTCCTGCGGCTTTCTACCACATTTGTCGCATTTGGTTGAAGGACGGAACAATACTTTTGAACCACACTCCGTGTGGTACATCCCGTCCATATAATGATACTTACACGTCTTCATATTTCGCATACGCAATCAACAAAATCATAGAGGTGAGCAATAATACTCCAACCGTCGCGTACGTCATTTGTCTTTCTTGAGCGCACTTGCCCCAAAGAAGGCTGAGACCAGTACGGCAATTGACGCGAAGTATGTTGGAGCAATATCCGCAATCAAGGTAGCGGCTGTACCCATAGCGAAGGCATCAGCAAGAAAGATACCAAATGGATACAGTAAAAGACCAAACAGAGCAAACCAAGCCATTTTGCGAATAGAATCACGTTGTGCATCTGAGTCTTCCATCTTGCGGCGCATGTCTTCCAGCATGATCTTACGCTCTTCAGCATCGATAACACCGTCACCGTTTAAGTCGTACTTTTGCATTTCTTCAGTCATTTAAGTACCTTTCTTGTCACTTGGGATTGGCACACAAGCCATTCCCCGTGGATCTTCAGCATCGGCCATCAAGACCATTGCATCCCTAAAACAATCTTGAGGATTTGCGTATTCCTTTCTTTCAACAATCTGCAACACACCGGGCTGTAATACAATAGTGATGATTCCGTAAACTATCCATTCCATAGCATCATCTACCGGCCTCGACTGCTAATAAGAAAATATAGTAGGGCCACGGCCCCGCCGATAATACCGAGGCTAAGAAGGCCAACGCCAGCATACAACAGTCCATCCTTAATGGCTTTTTTACGAGCCAATCTCTTAGCTTCTGCACGCTTGCGCTCGTTTTCGCGGAGTGTCTTGCGGTTGTCTATAAATTTGACATAGTCGTCCCAAAGACCCGGACGGCCATTGTAGATGAACATTTGCTTGACTTCGGCTTCGTGCCGTTTGATATCTTCGAGCGCCCAAAAAGCCTCCATGTCACCATCGGCGGCAGACTTTTGTAGCTCGTCTTTTGCGTCGGCAAGTTTTGTAAGGTCCTTGCCCATTTGACCTACAGATTCGACGTGCCCTGCGAACTCTTTGATGGCACCTATCGCTTCATTCGCGATTTTAATCGCGGCAATGGCCTCAAAGATCATCGCGGTTCACTCCTATGTCTGTCGTCTAGCCATATTTTCTCTCTGAACTGCGATGCGCTCTAAATTCACATCGTTGCGATTCTCAGCAATCTCTTCCTGAGACTCGATTCTGGCGGCATCCGTAGCCGCCCTTTGCATCATCTTCTGCTGTTCTAGCTGAAGCTCTGCCTGATCCATTTTAGCACGTCTTTCGACATCCGCCGCTTTTATTGCAAGTTCCTGTTGACGGATCGCCACAAGTGGGTCTTGCTGGTCGCCCTGCGGCATGAGTTTCTGCAACACTTCAGCGTTCAATTCCGCTTCAACTTGAGCAACCCGCGCTTCAACAGCTTCTTGCGACTGCTGAATCTGAGCGGCCTGTGCCTGCTGTGGAGTCAATGCACCCATCTGTGCCAAACCTTGAATCTGCATCATCTGCTGTTGCATCTCCTGCTGAACAATTCCACGCGCCTTGAATGCAATGTGCTCCTGAATGTGCGACAGGAACATGCCGTACGCCTGTGGAGACGCCTGCACAATCGGCAACTGCATGAACTGCAAGTGAACCATGATGTGTGCGTCGTGATCCTGCTCTTGGAAGGCTGACAGAATCTGCCCTGCAAGACCGCGGGCGTTCTCGATACCCGGATCTGTAGGCTGTGGCTGTGGTGGTGGAGGCAGTACCTCGTCGATGTTCTGCACTTCCAACGCCTGATACATGCGCTTGTACGCCGCATGGAGATTGTGGATCTCAGGGTTAGACTGAGCCAACTGCAACTGAGTCTGTGCCAACGTTACCCGCTGTGCCATCGAGAAGATATTCGGATCAGATACAGGCAACACGTCCACACGGTTGTCAAAGTCTGACTGCATGACCGATGCGTCGCCGCCAACAACCTGATACGGGTAGTTCTGTGGTAGATAGTCACGAATCAACGACGCCAGCAGACGGAATTCGTTCTTCTGAGCATAGTGCAACCGCTTGTGGATCGCGCTCATAACCTTCATGCCGCGCTCTAACAGCGCAACCGTCGTACCAACAGGCTGTTGCTGTGACCCTGGGGTCGCTGTCTGCTGATCAGCAATCGAAACAAACCGACGGCCTGACTCAATCAATACACCTAATAACTGAGCGAGAGTTCCTGACGGCTCTTTATAAGGTAATGGAATAATAGAGTTGCGGATGTCCCCTCCGGGAGCGTCGATGTCGCGCCATTCACCGGGTGCTAACGGCTCGTCCTGATTCCGGACACGGATTCCACGCGCCTTAAAGCCAGCGGGCAAATTAGCCAGAGTACCTGCGTCAATCAATTGACGAAGAATGCTGGTCGCGGCTTTACCCAAACCACCAATCATGTGGATCAGACCAAAACCGTAGAAACCCAGCCCCGGAAGGAACTTGTAATGAACGAAATACTGTTGCTTGCGCTTCAGTGGATCGTCCTCTGCGTAGTTACGACGTATCGACAATATCTCGCCGCTACCTAAATCCAGCGTAACAATGTACGGTAACTTAATTCCTGTGGGCTCGTTGTCTGCACCGAGGTCCTCGAAACCTTCAATGTCCAAGTCAACGTGAAACTCTAAAACTGTAAGAACGTCATCCGTCTCGTTCCGCTCTAATCCACCCAGTTCGCTAACTTTTGATTTAACTGAGTCCGCTTCGCCTTCAGCGTTAGGGAGAAGATCAACATCTCTGTAGACGCCAGCAACCTGTAGCTTGCGTACTTGATTCTCGTCCATGCGAAGAATGTGCGTAACACGCGAGGCAGTTGCCAAGTCCGTCGCGGTGTATGGGACCACCAAGTCTTCTGCTGGGACGAACCGCGAAACAGGTCTCTGCTTAGTTTCATCAAAGTAAACCTTCTTGAACGTCGAACCACTGATCGGCAAATAGAACAGCATCTGATCCGTATCAGGATCAAACTCCTCCATCACCTCGGTGACCATGTAGTTCATGTAGTCTTTTACGCGATTAGCCTGCGCTTCAACTTCCGCAGACTTCGCACCCACAATATTGGTTCTAACTGGACCGCCTGCTGGCAACAGTTCCTTGTACGCCTGTGCTTGGAACTGGGTGACAGACTCAGCAATCAGCGGATGCGTTACTCCACTAGCTCCTGCAAAGGGATTGTTACGTTCTTCGTATTTAACTCCGAGGAGATCGAGGCCCTTGGTGTATCCTTCTTCCCACTCGGCTCTTGAATCTTGATCTTCTTCGTACCTAGCTCGAAGGTCGCTCGATATTTCACCCAAGATTGCATCATCAAGCACTTCAGCAAGGTTGGCATTATGGTCGTATTCTTCTGTGACAACTTCAGCACCCATCATTTCTGACAGGGCTTGGATGATCGCGCCTCCCTGTCCATCGTCCATAATCTCCGCGCCACCATCAAACGATTCTGGCTGAGGAATATCGACTTCCATTCCAGGAACGGCTTCAATCGAACTATCAACCATACCCTGCATAAGATTTGAAGGAACTGACATCAGTAATACTCTCTTATCCTCGGAATGTCGTCTTCTTCGCCATCATCTTCACCGTGAAGTGAGATAAATCCGCCTTGGCGGAAGCGAATTAACGCCATCGTCATACTATCCACAAGGTCATCATGGTCTCCCATCGGGAATGCCGCGCATTCGTCGATGACCTCCTCTGCAAAACGCTTTTCTGGTGCCCAGACCATCCCGGCCTCGAACAAGGGCGCAACCAAATGCATTCTGGTTACCTTATCACGCCCTTTAGACGGAGTATAATTGACAACAGGTATCCCTGTCCTGCGTAATTCGTCCGTTAAAGGCGTTCCTGTCGCCTTTGCTTCTATGAGTACCATGTCCGGCTCCCAGTAATCGTGCTCCTCAAGCGCAATTTCTTTGAGTTCCGGGAAATTCCATCGCCCTTTTCGGGCATCCATGAGAATGATGTGGTCTGGTCCACCTTCTTCGGGCTGGAAGATACCCCAAGTTGTGATTGCTGAGTAGTCAGCCGTCTCTTTCTTCGAGAACGCAGTATCATAGCTCTGCATGATGTATTTGACCGGCGGGATCTCATCTTGCTCCCAAATATTCCACCATTCTTTCTTAACAATGGCACCTTCCGACGCTGTCGGTTGCTGTTGCCACTGAGCATTCCACTTTGCGGGCGGCAAAGCGGCTTTGACCTTCAATAAATCGTCTTTATTCCAGAATTCCGGCCACAACGGCTCGTCCGACGGCATGATTGCGGGGAATTCAACAACCTCCCACTGGTCCGCCATCGTGTCTTCGCCCTGCGCTTTGAGCAAACGACCGGTCAGGTCCTTAGTTCCCCACCGCGTCATAACCAAAATGATGGCTCCGCCCGGTTGCAAACGCTGACGAGGGCCAGATGTGTACCATTCGTACGCGTGATCGAACGCAGTTTCGCTTAAAGCGTCCTGTTCCGAGTGAGGGTCGTCAATGATAAACAAGTCCGCGCCGCGGCCAGTGACCGCCGCACCCACACCAGCGGCAAAATATTCGCCACCCGCCGCTGTACCCCATCGGCCAGCCGCTTTATCATCTGATTTAAGTAAGGAGTTGGGGAAAACATCGTAATACATCTCCGATGACATCAAATCACGCACCTTCCTACCAAAACGCACAGCAAGTTCTGTATTGTGCGTGGCCTGAATGATCTTCAACTTTGGATTTCGGCCCAAGAACCATGCTGGCATCAGGTAAGATGCAAATTCTGACTTGGAATGACGCGGCGGCATGTTAACAATTAGGCGTTTTAACTCACCTCGCGCAACTCTTTCCAACTTTTCCGCAATTACTCGGTGGTGCCGCCCCTCAACGAAGCCATCATAGACGTGATGAACGAACGGCATGAACTCATCTTGCGCTTTTTCACGGGTCGCAAGACGAACTTCGGCCTCCTTGAGCGCAAGAATCTCTTTGAGAACCTCTTCAGGAAGTGCTTCAAGTGCCGAAGTAGCCATTAAACCCTATATAGCGGCTGGAACGGAGCCTGCGCGGTGTACGTCGGTTGCAAAACAAACGGTTGCAAACCACCAATCCCCGTATATTGCGTCGATGCAGTCATCGGCTGACCAGAATACGGCGTCGCACCCGGATAAACCTGCCCAACATACTCGCACGCGTTGGTCTTTTCGTTAAACCGGTACCCCGGAGGACAGGTTGCCGGAGCAACAGGTGCCGTTACAGAAGGTGCGGCTTGTTGATCTCCGCCATTATTCTCGCGCTGTGCCTCTTGCATAGCCTGCATCTTCGCATAGGCTTCCTGCATCTCTGGAGATTTGTCAAAAGAAAACGGGTCAATGTCATACACAACATCCCCAGTCGGACTCGTCGCACCAACTGTAAAGCCGTACTTGTCCGTTACAGGTGTCGCACCTTTTACAATCGCTTGTTGAGTTGTTTGAACAGGAGCCTTAATAGCGTTAATAAGACCTGAAAGCATCTGACCACCAGGAGTCGGGATGTCTAACAAATCCGGCTCTTCGGCACCAAGAACATCTAGCTCACCAAAAAACAGACCGCGCTCTTCGTCTCCCATCATTTTGTCTGGGATATTTCCTCGAGGACCTAACTCCATCTTAGCCTTTTCAATGTTCTTCGGATCAAAGCCCATCTTCTGAAGCGCATTGGCAATACCAAACTGCTGGGCCTTCAACGCTTCCTGCCTTTCAGCATTGCGGATATCGTTCGGAGAGCCAGGGACCGTGGACCGAGCACCGTCGTCCGGGGTCCCCGGACCAAAGAAGTCCGACGGACCTGTCAAAAAGTCAGATATCGCTCTATCTAAATAACCACCCGACTGCTCAAACGCATCAAACCCACGAGTTGTTGTTCCTCTAGCAACCCCTGGGGTTCTATCAATCGCGTTCGGAATACCATCGCCATCGTTATCATTCGGGTCTGTACCAAAACCAACACCACCCAAAGCGTCCGACATTACCGTCTCACCCGCTTCAAGCTGTTGCGACATGTTCTCAAAGTCAGCGGCTATCTGATCCAACTCGTCCATCTGACGGTCTTGTTTGTCTGCACCTCCGCCATTCTCATCCTCTCCACTACCAAAGCAGAAAAGAAATTGATCCATCGGGTTATCGGAGTCGAAGCGGTTCTTTCTCATGAATACATCCAGCCATAACGATTCTTGCGAGTACGGAAAATACGAGCCTTGGTACCATGACCATAACGCATCTCAAAGAATTCACGCATTCTCCGAATAATAAACCGACACCCTCCAAAAGGCGCG